GAATTAAGAAAAGAAGTTGAAACGGCCGCCCTGGCAGAGTTAAACCGGGCAAATGCAAAATTTCCGTTATTTGCTTCCACCCATGAGGGGTACGCCGTGACGTTGGAAGAGGTAGAGGAAGCCCAGGAAGCCATGGACAATGTGAAATCTTCCATGGGCGTATTATGGGACCGGGTACGGGGCCGGGAAATTGCTCCTTTCCTGGAAAAGGAAACAAGCCCAACGGCGATTTACAACCAGGCTATTGATGCCGCTTGTGAAATGGTACAAGTGGCGGCCATGTTACTGAAATATGAAATGAGCCAGGCGGAAGCAGGACACCAGGCAATGGATAATTCTGGCATGGAAACGGGAAAGGTGGGATAGTATGGCGGTTTATGCGGTAGATTTTGACGACACCCTTGCCATTACCAGGTTCCCGGAAATCATAGAAGCAAAGCCAAAGATTGTGGCGGCCGTAAAACTGTTAAAAGCCCAGGGGCATAAAGTTATCCTCTGGACAAGCAGAGCCGGGAAAGACTTAGAAGCGGCGGTGGAATGGTGCAAGGCTCAAGGGATTGTATTTGATGCCATAAATGCACCATTGCCAGAACAGACGGCCATGTGGGGAAATGACACAAGAAAGATTTATGCAGACTTCTATATTGATGATAAGGCCATGAGGGTTGAAGAATTAGAAGTTATTATGGACCAGATTGTGGATATTGTGGATAAGTACAAGGTAAGCCAGTAAGGAAAGCGAGGAACTTAACATGGTAGCAGAATTACAGACGGTCAGCCGGGAAGCATGTACGGCAATGATAGAACACGCCTATGCCATGGGCTACATGGATGCCAAAGAGCGTGAAAGAAAGAGAAAAAAGGCATTAAGGGAAAAGCGAGAAAGAAAAAGGTATTTCATTACCCAAAAGTTACATGGGGTGGCGGTGCTTATCCTTACCGTGGTAGCAGTCAAATTATTGGACGGGGATGCAACCATAGCACTTTTCACGGTCCCGTTGGGTGTAACGCTGATTGCATCCAAAGAAATGCTGATTATCAATGAATATTACTGGAAATGCGAGGAAGAAAATGGAATTTGTAATTAAGGGCATGAAGTATAACACCGAGAAGATGGAAAAAGTGGCAGAGGTTAGAAAGTGGTACCGGGTAGATACTTTTTTAACCCGTTCTATGTATCCGGGAAAAGAGGTTGGCCGGACATATCCGTGCGAATTATGGAAATCTGCAAAAGGAAATTGGCTTTTAACCCATGAGGAAGATTATAGCACGTATGGGGAAGCCATCCAGGAAGAGGAAGCAAAGAGCCTTTTAATGAGACATGCAACGGACATTTACGAAAAAATGTTTGGAGAATTGCCGGAAGCGTAAAAAGAAAAAGCGAAACCCGGTTGCAAGGTGGGGAACCAAAACAACCGGGTTGGAACTAACAAAGTCAGTATAGCACAACATATAGAAAAATAAAAGCACTTTCTACTATATATAGAAAAGAAAGGTGGAAAAGGGTTATGTTTTACATAATTATTGGAGTAGCAGCGGCGGCAATGCTGATTTTGGGCGGCCTGGCCGTTTTGGGTTTTGCAGTTGTCAAAATGGCAATAGACTGGCTTTTTGATTGAAATTTAATGAAGCGGAAGCACTTCCCCGTCCTTGTAATGGGTATTAGCATATCAGACACCTATATTTTATTTTGATACATAGGCAATAGATAAAGGCACCCTGGCAGCAGGGTAAGGGGCGTTTTACATAAAGGTGGGGAACTATGAGAAAAAGGCATTATGATGACTACGATTATGAGGAAGCATACCAAAAACAGATTGAGAACTTAGAGGAATGGGAATTGGAACGGTTGATGAAAGACGGAAAGGTGGAGTGCCTTTATAGGACTACCACCACGAAGTCAACAAACATCAAAAGTGGCACCACACTGTTAGAAGCCCAGGTGTACCCGTCCTTTAAAGATAAAAGCAATATGCCAGTGACGAAACAGAAAAGAGAAACCAGGCCGTCACAGAAAAACCTTAACGAGAAAAACGCAAGACGGTATTTAATACGCCTTGCCAATATCAATTTTGGGAAAGGGGATATTTGGGCTACGTTTGGGTGGAATGATGATTGTTTGCCGGATGATGTGGACCGGGCAAAGAAAGACATAACGAATTTTATTAAACGCATCAACCGCCGCCGGAAAAAGGCAGGGCTTGAAAATGCCAAGTATATTTATATCCTGGCTTTTGACGGGTACAAACGTCCCCATTTTCACATTCTGTTATCCGGGGACGGCGTGGACCGTGACGAGTTAGAGGAATTATGGGGAAAATGCGACCGCCCAAACACACGCCGCATTAAGCCGGATGACGATTTTCTGATTACTGGCCTTGCAACCTACATAACACAGAACCCACACGGGACAAAACGGTGGTGCCCGTCCAAAAACCTTAAAAAGCCGCCGGAACCTACACGCAGTTATTCAAAATTCAAAAAAAGCAAAGTGGAACGCATGGCAAAGGACAACGAAGTTTTGAAAGAACAGATGGAAAAGGCATACCCAGGATTTAGATACCTGGATGCAGAGGTTAAATACAACGGTATCAATGCGGCATTTTACATATACGCCCGTATGGTGCGGAATTGAGCGAAAGGAGCATAACACACATGAAAGTTATTTCAATCATCAACCTAAAGGGTGGCGTTGCCAAAACCACCACCGCCGTTTCTATGGCGGAGTTATTGGCAGAGGGGGACAAGCGGAGAAAGCGGCCTGGCAGCAGGGTTTTATTATTTGACAATGACAAGCAGGGCAACGCATCCCGTTTGTTTGAAGTGTACCGCCGGGAAGAGGAAGCCGAAGCGTGCCGGATAATTAAGACCGGGCGGATTGTCGGAAATATCCGGGACACCAGGGAAAAGAACCTGGACATTATACCGTGCAATTATTTCATGGAGTTGGCGGAATTAGAAATTAAGGCAGAAAAGAACCGTGCCC